CGCCCAGCCATCGCATACGAAGAGACCTCGGCTGGCTATGTCAGAAAGTGGGCTAGGCTCCCAGACGTCGACGCGACTGCCTTGGCAGGCCTCGTATTCGACGGAACCAACGAATTGGATTACAACACGTTCTTCCTTGGCAAGACGGACTCTAACCGAGTTAAGGTTCACTACGACAGGACGCGTGTCCTGTCAACAGGCAACCAAGCCAGTTACATCAAGACGTACAAACAATGGATGCCATTGGAGAAAAACATGATTTATGATGAAGACGAAGTCGGCAACACGGAAAGCAACCAGCCTTGGGCTGCTACTGGAATGAAGGGCATGGGTGATATATTCATCTGGGATATTTTCACAGATATTGGAGCGTCAACCACGGATACGCTCACATTGAGGAACTCTTCTACTGTATATTGGCATGAGAAATAAGAGGCATATCCTCTGGTACATAAGCGATAATACAATTCTTATCGATCCAATCAATGTCAGCCTCGGGATCTTCTCGAGGGTCTTTGTTGTTGCACCAGATAATCGGTCTACCCCATTGGAAGGTCATCTTCCCCTTGTACTTGTCTGTGACAGTGAATGTGTCCTGTGCACCCATCCAAAACTTCCACATAGGAAGGTACTTCAAAGCAGTGATGTCATCGAAGACGGCATACTTGATATCTTCATGGTCCCACTTAAGTTGATCCATGTTGAAGTTACCCCCAAAGAAGAAGTGCTTCCCTAGGGATCTAGCCCAGGAAGTCTTTCCTGTTCGGGAAGGTCCAACCAAGATGAGAGACCTAGGTCTAAAAATAGATGCTTAGTCAGCAATTAGTCATCAATTAAACACGGCCCAAATCCTAATAGAGATGTATTCAAGCGCCCTCGAGCGAAGGTGTGAGCACGAGCCCCCCTCCGGGGGACGAGGCCCGAAGGCCGAGAGGGGCCGTGCGTAACACCGGAGTGACGGGCAAGATAATGTTCTTACGGATCAGAGTTACGTACCGTCCTCCACGTCTTCCCAAATGAGTCTCCAACCAATCATTGAGTTCCGGATAGCCGGCTGTGCTGAACGTATGTGACGCATCAGGCTCGTAATCAGTGGGATCGTCGGCTGCCTTGCTCTCGGCGATAGCGCGTACCTGGAAGTAGTATCTCCCGAAGAGAGCCGGAGAAGTTCTCCTAGCGATGTCAAGAGTAGCATCTCTACTCTCAGCGCTGAACACAGCTTCCCAGAAGGCGTCGCCAGTGACAGATGCTCGTACATCAGTTGGTCTCGCGAGTCCTCCAGCACAAATATCTCCATCCTTTGTCGCATAATCAAACATAACTCCAGGAGTCTTGCGGCCAGTGAGAATGTTCGGATGATATGGTCCGATGTCAAATACTCGGGGGTCCTTCGATCGAAGTTTCGTACTGTGTTCGAAAAAAGCGTGGTAATGAGTCCCTCCGTCCTGGTGATCTTCTCTTCCAACGATGCATTCACAACCCAATTTTGATAAAAGATCGACAATGCTCCATGGGTCCAAGTCATTGGCCTGAGAGTAGGTGAGCATTCCATACTTGGCTTGAAAGTGAAAAGTCATGTGATTGGGGTCCAACAGGTTTGTATAATAACATTGTATACAAACCTGGACCCCGGACCCCTCATATACCCCACCGGAAAACTATAAAAGGCCGACGTTGTTCCCCGTCGGGCGATAATGCCTCAACTACCATCACCCCCCGCATCACCCACACCCAATGGCTTACAGGCGCAGATACCCCACCGGTACACGGTTGAGGACCTACAGGAGGACCTCGAGGTTCTCCAAGCGGCGATCACCTTACTCTCGCTCAACCCTCAGTCGTCCGCGATACAGCCGACGAAGGCCCATCCGCCGCGTACGCACTACCATGACCAAGCGTCGTGTCCTGGATGTCACATCTACCAAAAAGAAGGATAATATGCGTCTATACGATCCGAATAATCCGACGCTGAACTTCTTTGCTATGCCACGTGGTCTCAACACATACCTCTGGTCTCCTACTGCTCGTTTGAAGGACGCCGGCACGGGTACCTTCTACGAAACGGCTCGAACGAAGTCCACAGTCTACTGGAAAGGTGTTAACGAACGCCTTGAGATGTCTCCCACAAACGGAGTGTCGTGGAAATGGAGACGCCTTGTCATCGAGATGAAGTCCTATCGCCCAGCCATCGCATACGAAGAGACCTCGGCTGGCTATGTCAGAAAGTGGGCTAGGCTCCCAGACGTCGACGCGACTGCCTTGGCAGGCCTCGTATTCGACGGAACCAACGAATTGGATT